GTTTATCATCTACTTTTTGTTTTTGTTGGCGAACATAACGCATTTTCATTGCATCAATGTAACGCAACTCTTGAATACCTGCCTGGGGATTCTTTAAGTCGATGACTTTATGATAGTAAAGTCTTCCATCAATATACCAATTCCTATAAATTTCGTGAGACTTTCTATTGAAATCTAAAAGTTCTAAAAGATATTTAAACTCACTGCGAATTTTTTTCTTAATACCATCACTTGCATTAAGATTTGATAGTTCTATTTCTACAGGACTATCATTAGTGTCAGAAACAATAGCTTCATTTACGATATCTTCAATAGCACTATCACACTCTGGTTGAAGTGCCATTTCGCGATATCTTTTAATAAGGTCAAATTCTGTGCGATAAACGCCTTCAATATCAACATAGGATCCAAAAAACCCACTACTTAAATAGTGATCAGACCCGTCCTCGTTTGACGGAGGAACGGGTGACACTGTAGTGGGTGATTGTGGTTCGTTGTCCTCAATAGAGAACCCAAACAAATTTGCCATGATTTATTATACTAGAAATTTCCTTTCTAGTATTTATGAAATAAAATCAAGCGACAGCTGTGTAGTTTTCCCAATGTTGAACTTGGAAAGTAACTTGAAACTCTTCAATACTATCACTACTATCATAAGAAAGTTCGATAGAACCTACTTCAGTTGGGAAAATATCAACAAATTTATAAGATTTCAATGGTTTAATGTTTGATCCATCACCAACATCAGTGCTTTTTTGGGCATTTATGCCTGCATTAGCACCACGTCCAAGTTGATGCACATATGCTGTAGCCATATAAGAACTTGGATTTGTTGCGCCAACATTAGTGGAAGTTCTGCTCATAGCATCCATCCAAGTTTCAAAAGCATTTCTCAACTTGAAGTTTTCGTCGTTGATGATAGTAACGGACCAAGTATCAAAGGTTCTGTCTCCAGCAACTTTCAAAGTACGACCTCTGAAAGGGACAGCAATCTCTGCAATATTAGATGCAGGAAGTTGTGCAGATTTGCATAAAAACGAGAACAGTTCTGCATGTTCATTGGATTCTGTTTTCCAAGTGTCATTTCCCCCAGCAGCTACTGGGAATGTTGGAAGTTCTACTTCAAACAGATTGGGGCGTGCGCCCCCTCCTGCTAATTTTGATTTAAAGCTAGAAATAGTCCTGAGTGTTGTCATTTTGTGTTTCCTCCGATGTACTTAATTTATACTTGATCAAGATCTGCCAGCTACTTCCTCAAAACTTACTCCTGTGCGTGTTGCTACGAAGGTAAGAGTTACATAATTAATAGATTTAGTTGGTTTTAAGAAAATGTCAGCCCTAAATTCATTATTATCAATAATCTCAGGAGTGTTATTTGTTTCGTCGCAAATAACTAAGAAGTCAAAAATACCTCTTTTTGCTTGGATATCCCGGAGATATGGTTCAATAATATTAACAAAGTTGGATCTTGTTATTTGATCATTTAACTCAAAAAGTTGAGATTGTGCAGTGTTTTGAAGTGCTTGTTCTACTGTAAGGAACAAACGGCGAACGTTGATTCTATCAAAGGCAGATGGATAAGAAAGTGCTGTCTTATCTCCAAAGAGAAGAACACCAACACCTGGTTGATTTACAACCGAGTTAATCCTTGCAGGATAAAGAAGATCTCTTTGCGCTTTACTTGGGTTATATGCAAGTTTGATGGCATTATTAAGAGTTCCTCTCTGCTGTCCTGCTGGTGAGAACCATGGGAAGGAATCTATGTTTGTTCTGGTCATAAGACCAGCAATATCTCCATTACATGGAATATATCTGAATGTGTTATTAAATCTGTCATAAGTATACTTATATCCACTATCAAATACTGCATACGAAGATGAAGTTAATGAACTAAAGAATCTAACAATGTTTTCAGTTTGAGTTGTTGAACTTAAAACATCGACAACATTAGACCTATCTGGAGAAATGACTGCCATACAATCCTTTCTACTTTCAGCAACAGCAATAAGTTTATTTGCTTTTGCTTGTGACTCAGCCTCAGTTAACAAACCAGGACCATTGATAAGATAATCAACTTGAACTTCATCTCTATTAGAGAACAAGTCATATGCTTTTACCAAATCTCCTAGTTCTGCTTTCATTCCACCAGAAGCAGAGTAGTCAACACCACCGGCAAGAGTGTAAGTTTTATTGCCAATAGCACTATAAACAATACCCTGAGCATTTTGGCCCCAAAGACCTTGTCCAATTGTATTTGGCGTAAATCCTGATGAAAAACCAGTTGCTACAGGTGTAGTTCCATGATATGCATCTGCTACTTGAGATGGATTTCTTCCAGCATAAATGTTATTAGAAAAATCTCTCAGATAATTTTTATAATATATTTTTTGTGGCGAATTGACTGCTGAGATTGAATCTAATGCTTTAGAAATTCCAAGATGCTGCTCAAGAATATTTCCCTGAATACCAGTTAAAGTTCCAAGATCATCAACAACAACAATGTGCATTGAGTCGTTTCTACCACTTCTATTGATAGAATATTGATTAGTCCTTGGTTTTGGTGCAAGGGTCTTCCAATATACAGTAGAATTAACTAAGCCTAAAGTTTGCTGACCATACCAATCAAGAACCTCTCCTGCAGACGTTCCGGAACTGGCAGATGAACCAGTGTTAATACCTGAGCTATTAACAAAGTATAATGTATCTGATGTTTCGTAAGAACTGAACGAATTACTTTCTGCGTAATCGATATTTGTTTCTGTTCCTGCAGAAGAAACTCTAGAAACAACTTTTACATCAATTGTGCTGTTTCCGTTAGTTGTATCTGTTGAAACTCCAGTGATGATACCCTTAAGATATCCATTAAAAGTTGTCGTTGTTCCAGCACCAGCAATAGTGCCAGATAAGACAGATGTTACACCATTTCCAACAACTGCACCCAATGCACCCAAATTAGTTGTGGCAATTCCGATTCTTTGGTCTGCTAAATCGTCAATGAAGCAAACTTTAAGATTATTTGCCCAAGAACCAGGGGTCTTTGCTCCATAAACGTACTCAGCAGTATCACCTGAATAATTGATGCTGTAGTCGTCGTAGTTCTTGATTTTGAGACTTGTTGTAGAAGCGTATCCTGGTGCAGCATTAGCAGTATTGAGTGACGCTCCGTCAACTCTCGCTACTTTAAGGATGCCACCGTAAGAAAGGAAAGAAGATGCGGTCATCCAATACTCATACTGAGCATCGGTTCCAATTGGTCTACCAAAGGAGTTAATGAACTGCTGTTCCGTCTGAATGTCAACTGCCTCTTCAACGGGCCCAATTTGGAAAGGACCTGCAATAGCACCAATATTATCTAAGACATTATCAGCTCTTCCTACAGTTAAGTCAACCTCTCTAGTTATTACACCAGGAGATAATTGAGGAGTCGCCATGTTTTGATTCTCCGTATCAATCGTGTTTTATCTGAAAATATTTATTAAAACCTATGTTTTCACGGGGGAAAATGTGCGCGAACAACTACCAATCAGGATACTCCCATATATTAGATGCCCTTTCATTTCTGGATTTTAATATCCTTTTTATAGTACACTCCTTACATTCATAAGAATATGAAGAAGCAACAGGACCTCTGTCCTTTCTTGTTCTATAAAAACTATCGATTAAATTTTTTGTTTCACCACAAATACGACACCTTCTATCTGTAAGTAAAAGATGACTTAATTTTATTTGACCATCTAATTCCATTAAGAGAAATACTCCCACATATAAGATCTGTCTCCATATTCATCGGCAGTAAACCATCTATCTCCATCACTATCAACAAAACTATCAGAACCTAATCCATCGTCCATAAATCCAAATGGCGCCATGTCTTGTTCAATTTGATTCTTTTGCTCTTCATATAATCTTTTACGAATATCTTGATCAGTAAGTTCCTTAAAGTAATCTTGTGCTACTAACCAAGCATAGATAACAAGACACATTGCTAAGTCATCATTGCACCCTTCTTCCGCTTCAAATGAATTGTGTTTTGAAATAAACGTAGTTAATTCTGATATAATTTCATAGTCATTAAACCATAACTTATCTTCTTCAATTAAAGTTTTTAGGTTTAGTGATCCAACCTTCTTGACAGTCTTGGACATTTTGACACCTAGTTGTGTCTTCTTACCAGAGAAACCTTGTCCAACAATCTGCCCTGCTCTACCTCTCATTGAGCACATCAATAAATTTTGATACTCAAGATCGTATTGTATAATACTTGCAACTTGATCCCCAATATCATTAACTTCACATAATATAAATGCACTATTATAATTCTTTGCTACTTCATATATAATGTTTGGAAACAACATTGGTTTTATATCATTATTTCTATACTTAGCAACAACTTTATGAGGAAACTGTGTAATGTCTACAACAACAAATGCGGAATAGTCTTCTCCAACTCCTCTTGCAACATCAACGGTCATGACATAGTCATGATTTTCTATAGATTCTTCATAAAGATCTAATCCAGCATTTCTTGTTTTTGGATTATCATATACTAAAGTTCTTAATTTACTGGGTGCAATCAGCGTATCAACTGATCCTAAGAACTCGCATTCAAACTCAACTTTAAATTGCTGTTCTGACGTATTCGCAATAGTTGTTTCTTTCCATTTTAAGTCCCTTCCAGGAACTTCTGACCAGTGAACATCTGTCGGAACATATTCATTCTTTCTTTTCTCCGCATCATGCCACATGCGGTAGAAATGATTCATACCATGAGGGGTAGATACAATAATTACTTTGGTGTTTTTACCAGAAGTAATAGTAGGATAAACAGATGCAAAGAACGAGTCAGCAAC